CAACAATGCTATATCTCCCGAAAGTGGCTGGACACTTATTAACTCAGGGTTATACAGCGTTTACCCAAGTTTTGCTTTTAGCTACAGAATAGCTGGTGCGTCTTCTTACACGACTAATAACGGCAACAGAGACAATGTTATTGTTATATTTAGACCCACTGGATACGACACATTTACAGAAGTAGATGAAGACTTTGGTCTAAATGGTGCGACAGCAGCTATCACGATGACGGACACAAACGACAGCCTCTATATAGGCTTTGGTTCGGCCACATCAAGTGGAGTCTCTGTCATAACAAAACCCTCGTTTGCAACAGAAGTTGATGTAACGGGTTCTATTGGTGACGTAAAATTTTTCTGGGCTTATCAGGAAGCAGGCCACGGAAATACAGGAACACAAACATTGGATGTTTCTGGCACATTTGAATTAGCCACAGCGGCCCAATTTGACTTAACTTAGGAAATTTATATGCACATTAAACTTACAAACGGTACTCCAGCTAAATACACACTGGGGCAACTACGCCGTGATAATTCAGACACCTCTTTCCCTAAAATAATTCCTGATGAACTCTTGGCGAGTTACGATGTTTATCCCTACGTCATCCAAGATGTAGAAGTTGACCCAGTAAGTCAGAATAAAGTTGAAGGTCAGTTTGTTCAGGTAGATGGCCAATGGGCTTTACCTATGGTTGCAGAAAATAAACCACAGGCTGAAGTTGCCCAACGTGTGCGCTCTATGCGTGACCAGTTTTTATTAGACAGTGACTGGACACAGATGCCTGACAGCCCCTTAGACGACAGCACAAAGGCTTCTTGGGCTACATACCGCACAGCATTGCGAGACATCTCAACACAAACAGATTTCCCAACAAACATAACTTGGCCTACAGCGCCTTAAAGGAAAATACAATGAAATACTTAATAGCACTTGTAACAGTAGTCCTTATGGGCTGTAACACCTTTAACGGCGCAGTAGATGGCGCACAGACGATTGTAGGCACTACTGTAGATTCTGCACAGACTATGGTTGTAGATACAGCTAAGGGCGTAGGCTCAGGTTCTGCAACTGCTGTTGAAGGTATTGCTAAAGATATTCGCTCTGCATCTGAGTGAATTAAAAAAAGGAATAAGACATGCTTGCAGAGATTGCAGTAGCTAACGCAGCCTTTAAAGTTATTAAGACAGCTATTGCTAACGGCCAAGAGTTACACGATGTAGCTAATCAAGCGTCAGATTACTTTAACAGCAAAAGTGTTATAACTAAGAAGGCAAATAAAACAGGTAACAAGTCAGACATGGAAGCTTTCATGGCGCTTGAGGCTTTGAAAGAACAAGAGCAACATCTTAGAGAAGTTATGATCTACGCAGGACGCGGAGGCATGTATGACGACTGGCTCCAGTTCCAATCAGATTGTAAAAGAAATAGACTTAAAGAAGATCAAGAGCAGGCAAGGAAAGCTGCTAAAAACAAGAAACAACTGCTTGAGGTATTTACAGTTTTTTGTACGTTACTTGTTGCTGTGCCTACGATAGCTACGGCAGCTTATATAATATTTAGCATACTGGGAAGTATATAATGGTCGAAGAAACTAAACAAGTAATAGACGTAGCAGCAGCCTCTACAGCAGTATTGTCACTAGCAGCTTGGTTACCGCCTACAGCTTCTATACTGACTATTGTATGGTTAGGTATTAGGATATACGAGTCTGACACTGTACAGAAACTTGTGCATGGTAATAAACAGCTTGACAAACAAGACTAAATAGTGTATAATATATGAGTATTTTAACTACTTTAATATCTCCTCTAGCTGGTTTAGCTAAGACTTATCTATTTAACAAAGCTGAACAATCTAAAGCAAAGCATGAAGCTAAGATGAATGTTATCCAGAATGACGCTGACTGGGAAACTAAGATGGCTGAAGCTTCTGGGTCTAGTTGGAAAGACGAGTTCTGGACTTTAGTATTGTCAGTTCCTATCTTCATGGTTGGCTATGCTATTGTTGTTGGTGATATGACAGTAGTTGATAGAGTTCAAGAAGCATTCGTAGCGTTAGGTAGTCTCCCAGAGTGGTATCAATACCTGTTGTTTATAGCCATCAGTGCCAGCTTTGGCATTAAAGGCGTAGACAAACTAATGAACATGAGGAAGTAACAATGGGTGGTGGTTCATACAGTACAAACAATCGCGTTAATGCAGCAGTAGCGGCAGCAGCAGCGGCTCGTGCGTCTACTCCTGTCATTAGTGACCCTATAGTAAACCTACCTGTTAAGTCTGCTGTAAGTCCTGTACAAGAAGAGGTTGTTTCTTTAGCTAGTCCTTTTGAAACTGAAGACCCGTTTGTATCTACTGTTGATCAAGCAGAAACGATAGCCGCAGCCCCTCAAGCAAGCATTGCTGACTTATATAATAATTGGCTTTTAAACACAGAACAAGGCCAACGCTCTCCAATAACAGGGTATACACCGCCTGTTGAAGTACCTGCTTCTGCTTCAGGAACTAATGCAGCGACTATTGAATCTATTCCTCCAGAGCAACTAGCTCGCCTTCAAGAAATGGATTTGTCTTTTGGTAATGATATTTTAGGACTAGATGCTGGAAACATTGCCAAAAGCGTTAGCATGTTCAGTAGAGAGAACCAATATGAAAACATAACAAAATACAACCCTGTAGGCACAGCGCCTGAAGACATGGTTGTTTATGATGATTTAAATAGCTCCGAAGCTAAAGCTGCTAAGGCTGCTAGAGAAAAAGAAGTGACTGATTCTCTTCAAGAATGGACACAACCTTTAAAAGAATTGTCTAAATCAGACTCTGCTAGATTTACTGAAGAATACAACCAGCTTCCTATAGACGCTCGTCTAGCTTATTTAAGAAACGAGTACGACCAAGGCAGTCTAACTAAGCGAGAGTATCAAGATGCTTTTGCTGAACAGTGGAACAACTCTGAGAAAAAAGAAATAGGTGTCTTACAGTTTATAGAAAAGTATGGCTACCGTATGAACTCGCCAGATGCTATTGCACAGCAAGGCGGTCAAGATCAGCAGGGCGCACGAGACTGGTACGAAGCAGACAAAGTATTTGGTGGCGACAAAGGCGAGGCTGGTGACTACAGTTATTTAGGATCGTTTACACCTACAGTTAAAGAAACTTTTGACCCTACTAGCTTTGGTAGAGCTTTGGAAGCTAGTGGCCCGTTTAGAGCCGCTTTAGCAATAATGACTGGTGGTGTTTCGGAAGGTGTTGTATCAGCAACCAAAGGATTAACAGGCGATACGCTACACGCAGGAGATTGGTTATCTATCGCTTCTGCAGGCTTGCATCTAGCAGACGTAATAACTCCTCCCGCTAAAGAAGCAGCAGCAGCAGAAGCTGGACAACAAGCTATGCAGGCAGCAGACGCAGCAGGCTTATCTAACGCAGCAGCTATGCAAGCAGGAAACGCAGCACAAGCAACAGCGTTGGCTGGTAAAGGCTTGACAATAGGCAATAAAGCTTTAACTTACAATCAATCTGTTGGTTTGTTAAACGTAGCCGCTGGCAATCCTACTGGCGCTGCTCTTCAACTTTATGGTGGAGATTTAATCAACGAAGGCTTAGATAAAATAGGCTTAGACCAAGCAGCTATTGAGGGTGCGGGCATTCAGTATGATGACTTCCAAGCTGGTATAGGGAAGACTGTACAGAAACTAGCGGAAGGTGTAGAGTTGGATGATGCTCTGGCTCATGGTTTAGGTAAGTACATTAGAGAAGGTGGTACACTAGGCAGCATTGACTTGCCTTCTGTTGATCTTGATATTGACCTAGGTGGTCTTGGAGCTATTATTGAGCCTATAGTAGAAGCTGCTGAAGATATTGGTAGACATATAGTAAAAGCTGTTGAAGATGTTGGTAGACCTGTAGTAAAAACTATTGAAGATGTTGGTAGACCTGTAGTAAAAACTATTGAAGATATTGGTAGACCTGTAGTAAAAACTATTGAAGATATTGGTAGACCTGTAGTAAAAACTGCTGAAGATGTAGCGCAAGCCGGTGGAGATATTATTGAAGATGTAGCGCAAGCCGGTGGAGATATATTGTCTGCCGTAGATACTGCTATTAGAGAAGCGTTGCCTAATACTTCTATTGATCTTCCTGATGTTAATCTTCCTGATGTTAATCTTCCTAATGTTAATCTTCCTAATGTTAATTTAAACCCATCGTTAAACAGTTCGGGCATGTTGAACATTGTTCGTTCTCCGACAGCAACTACAGATCAGTTGTTCGGAGACGAGCTATTTAAGTTTAAGACTCAAGTTGGCATAGAAATTGAAGAGCCAGAGTACGTAGACTTAGACACAACTATAGAGAACTTTTTTGACAATACACGGTTACGGAGCTATGAATTTTAATGACTTACTTACAACTGGTTAATAGCGTATTACGCAGGCTACGAGAAGAACAAGTGACTACTGTTTCTCAGAACAGTTACTCTGCTCTTGTTGGGGAGTTTGTTAACGATGCTAAACGAACAGTAGAAGACGCTTATGATTGGACAGCTCTTAGAACTACGCTGCCTATTGCGACTACTGATTCATCTTACACATACTCTTTAACTGGTTCACAAAACAGATCAAAGGTTTTGTCTGTAACCAACACTACTTCAAAACTATTCTTACAGTATCGCGGCACTGACTGGATGAACAACGTTTTCTTAACTGTTGCTGATTCTAAGTCAGTTCCTCAGTTTTATAACTTTAAAGGAATAGACGCTAATGGCGACAACACTGTTGATGTATACCCAGAACCCAACGGTGTGTATAACTTAGACTTTAACGTAGTGTTACGTACCGCAGACTTTACAACAGATTCAGATAAATTAACTGTACCTAGTGCGCCTGTTATTCAGATAGCTACCGCACTAGGCGCTAGAGAGCGTGGAGAGACTGGCGGTACGTCAGCGGCAGAACTGTTTGCTCTAGCTGACAGTACCTTGGCAGATGCTATTGCTATTGATGCATCTCAACATCCTGAAGAAACTATCTGGTATTCTTAAATGGCACAACAACTACAGAACATTACAGTAGCCGCGCCGGGATTTGCAGGTCTTAACACACAGGACTCGCCTATTGGTATTGATCCTTCGTTTGCCGGTATTGCAGACAACTGTGTTATTGACAAGCTAGGTCGTATTGGTGCGCGTAAAGGTTGGACAGAAGTATCTACTAACGGCGCTTCTGTACTAGGAAGTAGTCGTGGTATTGAAACAGTGTTTGAGTTTGTTGCTAGAGATGGTACTGCAACAGTCTTCTCTGCTGGTAACAACAAGATATTTACAGGGACTACTACACTCGCTGAAGTAACACTGCCTGTTGGTTACACTATCACAGCTAACAACTGGAAAGTAGTCAGCTTTAATAACGATGTTTACTTCTTCCAAAGAGATCACGCAGCTTTAGTAAGTGTAGCAGGCAGTACAACACTTGTAGAAGTAGTACATGGCGCACACGCTGCACCAGAAGCTAACGAAGTATTAGCAGCTTATGGTCGATTGTGGGCAGCAGACATCACAGGTAATAAACATACTGTGTACTGGTCTGACTTGCTTGATGGAGATGCTTGGCACGGAGGTACAGCAGGCTCGTTAGACTTGACATTAGTATGGCCTGTTGGTTTTGACGAGGTAGTATCTTTAGCTGTCCATAATGACTTTTTAATTATTTTTGGTAAGAAGTCTATAGTTGCTTATTCAGGTGCTGCTTCTCCTGCGACTATGGTTTTAGCTGACACTACAGAAGGTGTGGGTTGTGTTGCTCGTGACTCAGTTCAACAGACAGGTACTGACATACTTTTCCTATCTGAAACTGGTGTACGTAGTTTTGCTAGGACTATACAAGAAAAGTCCATGCCTATGCGCGACCTTAGTAAGAACGTCCGTAGTGATTTAATTAGTTTACTTGCTAACCAGACTGATCCTATTAAATCTGTATACAGTTCTACAGAAGCTTTTTACTTGTTGTCTTTTTCAAACAGCAACACTATTTATTGTTTTGATATGCGACAAGCTTTACCAGACGGTTCTCAACGAGTCACTACATGGTCTAGCCTTAATCCTTATTCTTTTACTGTGTTAGAAGATAATACTATTTATATAGGTTTAGAGGATGGTATCGTCAAGTACGATTCTTATTCTCAAGGCACAGAGTCTTACGAGCTACGTTACTTCAGCAACCCTCTGGACTTTAACAACACCGCTAACCTTAAATTTTTAAAGAAGTTTAACTTAACAATTATTGGCGGTCAGAACACACCGACTATATTGAACTGGGGATACGACTATGCCACTACGTTCTCTAAACAAGCTCTTATTTTTGATGAGGCTGGTTTTTCTGAGTTTGGTGTTGGCGAATACGGAGAGGCTGTTTACAGCACAGGTAAGATAATTAATAAACCTAGAATAAACACAAGCGGTAATGGTGAAGTAGTAACCATTGGCCTAGAAGCTGAAATAAACGCTGCTGCTTTTTCTATTCAAAGAATTGACATACATGCTCTATTAGGGAGACTTATCTAATGCACAACTATTTTAAAACTATTACACACTTTTTAAGAGGGTTTCACTAATGAGTGCAATGCCTACTGCAGACTACATGCGTATGCTTACTGATTTTCAAGCACAAGGGGGCGTAGTTGGTCAAAACGCAACTAAAAAACTCCAAGAAGCACAAGCAATTATAAATGCTAATCAAGGAGGAAACGGAGTAAAACAAGCCCCAATGTTTGGCCGAAACGCAACTCAACAGATTACAGCAGCCCAAGAAGCTCTAGGTTTTAATCAACTGAAAAATCAGCCTGCCTATGTTGGGGGTGGTTCTCCCGGTTTTTATAATAACCAAGCTGCACAGACAACTCAGTATCCTCTAGGAACAGGTCAAAATCCTTTTTCTTTTTCGCAAGGAACAATAACTTATAGCGATTATGATCCTATAACAAACACAATAGGAAAGTCCACGGGAGGAATTGCTGGAAACATTGACGAGGGAAGACAAAATGTTGCAGATTTAATAAACTCTGCAAATGTTTTTCAAGGTGACGGTGTCCAGAATTTAAATAATGCTTATTATAACGAGGAGTTTGCTAACGCTTTTAACCAATATCAAAATCAAGCTAATGTAAACACAGGCGGGAACACGGGCTTTGACACTACACTGCCTACACAGGCTCCTGTAGGGTCTACTGTGTCTAATCTGTTAACTAATCTTCCTGATGCGCCTAGTAGCCCTAGTGCAGGTACTGTAGCTGGTACAACTGCTTTAGGTGGTCTATTAAGTGGCAACTTTAACTTACAGAATGTTCTAGGCGCTGCTGGTCAGGCTTATCTAGGACAAGAAGCTATCTCTGCTCCTTACGAGGTAGGCAAAGCTGGCTTAGAGATGGCAGAGCAGGTAGGTACACGTGCCTTAGAAAACTCAGCATTTAAGCCCTACACTGTAACTAGCAACCTAGCTAAAGTTGGTACAGACGCTTCTGGTGGATTTACTACACAACTAAGCCCAGAGCAACAGGCTCTACAGAATCAAATCATGGGACAAGCTGGTGGGTTCTTCAGTCAACTACAGGCTGACCCCGCTTTAGCACAAGCACAGTTGTATGAGCAAATGAGAGCCGTACAACGTCCTGAAGAGGAGCGTCAACGTCTAGCACTAGAAGAGCGTATGTTGTCACAAGGTCGATTAGGACTGTCCTCTGATGCCTATGGCGGTGCATCACCTGAGCTACTGGCTATGGAGACTGCACGACAGGAGGCTATGGCACGGGCTAACGTAGGTGCTAGACAGCAGGCATTGGCTGAACAAGCACAGACTGCATCACTTGCTGGTGGACTGTTAAGTTCTGGCTACACGCCTCAGTCTCAAGCGTTGGCGTTGCTTGAAGCTAGTCAAATCCCTGCTGGACTACAGCAAAAGGGTCAGTTAGCAGGTGTTGATTTACAGTCTCAGTTAGGCTCTGCTGGTATAGAGTCTCTGTTACAAGGCTCTCAAACTGCTGAAGCAGCCAGACTTGCCATGCTACAAAACTTAACAGCATCTATAACAGGCAGACAAGACCCTTTAACTGGTAGCTTTGCTGGTGGTTTGTTAAGCTCCGCTCTTCAACAGTTACCTAGCTGGTTAGGAGGTGGTGAAACCTCTTCTACAAGCGACTACAGCTTCTTAGCTGATGCGTTTGGTTTTGGTTCTGCAAATCCCTCTCAAATCAACACTGGTTTACTGATGGGTTTCACACCAGAGCAGATTGCCAACGCAATGAACAACCCGACTTCTTTTGAAGATAACATAGATTATAGCGGTTCAGATTACGATTACTAAGGAGACAGAACAATGGCACAACCAACAGATTTAACAGGAATGCTTACAGCAGGTTTATTTGAACCTACTCAGCAGGCCATACCGTCTTCCTTTCAAGAAGCCATGATAAGACAAGCACAACAAGCTGGTACAGGACTGCGTAGAGGCTTGGGTGCTATGACAGGCGCTGATACGCGTACTAACCCAGAAGTGGCCAGAGCAGCTATGCAGGGCTTAGACATTAACAATCCAGCACATCAGCCTAAGATTCTACAGATTGTACGTAAGTATGCTCCAGAAAGAGAAGCTGCACTGGTGGCGCAGTTTGCACAGCAAGGCAGGGTCAGGGCTGAGAAAGAAAAAAAAGAAGGACAAGCTAAAGCAGCTGCTGAGATCGAAGAAACAAGGTATCAAGAAAAATTACAACTAAAACAACGAGAAGTAGCTGTCGCCGAAGGGAAGTTAAAAGACGATGGCCCTCTTCCTACGAAAGCTCAAAACGCTCTTCTTTCTCAAGCAGAACAAAGAAACATAACTCCAGAGGCTAAAAAAGCTCTTATTCTAGGTTTGGAAACTGGTCTTGTTACAAAACTCTCCGATGTTGATGAGTATGTAGAGACTGATTTTGACCCTGCTTCCGTTTACACAAAAGAAGTAAGCCGAACTATAGAAAGCGCCAACAAATTGTACAAAGAAGGCTCTAGAGGCGCAGCATCAGCAGACAGGCTTCTCAATGATATTTTTGCTTCAGGAGCTTTAGACACTAGAGGTGGTATTTTTGCTACTGTTACAGAAGGAATAAAAGAATTTGCAGGTATTAGAGATAGTGTTAGTTATTTAAGAACTCGCGCAACTAAAGACATAAATACTGCGATTGTAGAGGGCTTGCCAGCGGGCGTTGCTTCTGATAGAGATATTGTAATATTCTCAAAAGGTTTCCCTAACGCTGATACAGCTACCTTTCAAGAAATTACTGAATATTTAGAAGCTGCTAAGCGAATAAATCAGATTATAGCTAATGACGCAGCCTTTAAAAATTATCACATAACAACTAGTATTAAAAACAAAAGAACTGCTAATCTTGAAAATTATATACCGGCTTCTCGTAAATACCATCGCGGTAAAGAGCAGTTAGATAAACTATACAACGAGCCTAACATCACACCAGAACAGAAAAGAAATCTTTTAGATTCTTTCCAAGAAGCCTTTGGTATTCTTCCTGTGGAGTATAATTAATGACTATTAGCGTAGTTACTCAAAAGAGAGTTTCTGATGACAATCCTTTTGCTTCAATAGTAAGTGCAGAAGTTACTAAGGCCAATCCTTTTTACGATGTTGCTAAAAGCATAGAACAGGAAATAGAAGACAACACTGAACAAAACTTAAATGAAGTAGTTGAGGAAGTAGAAACAAGCGAGCTACCTTCGGATACTATCATGGGTGTGCGTGCTTTCTTAGACGGACAAACTTTAGGTTTATCTAGTGAAATTACTTCTAATGTTTCTTCTCTAGCTCTTAAAATGTTTTGGCCTGATTTGTTTAAAGACAAGTCAATTAGTGACTTACGTTCAGAAATTGTTAATGAGTTAGAAAATGAAGAAGTTCAATGGGCTGCTCAAAACCCTAAAGCATCTCTTGGTTTGAACGTGGCTGGAGGTATACTTAGTCCTGCAAATTATTTAGGAGTTGGTGTAATACAAAAAGCTAAACAAGCTAGTGACATAAAAAAAGCTACTGAAGTTGCCACAGGAGTACAGACAAGTTTAAGAGGTGTAGCTGGGGCGGCTCCTGCTGTAGGGGCTACGCAACAAGCCGCTGCTCGCTCATTACAAACAGCACAGCAGTATTCAGGCATGTCTCCAGCGATGTTTAATGTCTTGTCAAGAACGCCTACTCCTTTAGTTGCTGCTGGTGTTGGTTCGGTTGAAGGCGCAATAGCAGGTTATGGTTTTGCTGGGCAAGAAGACAAAGAAACAGGTGCGGCTGTTGGTGCATTACTAGGCACGGCTGCTCCTATAGTTTTAAAATCAGCTGGTCTAGTTGGTGACGCTATTTCAAAAAGTAGACTAGCTCAACCACTAGGTAAAGGTAAAGATTTTATTTCTATAATGTTTACAGAAAGCCCTGCTAGTGGTTTTTACAGAACTATTGTTAGTAAGCCTTTCTTTTCTCAAGGACTTGTAGAGCAGCAAGCTAGACAGACATCTGGTAAAGTTTTAATGGCTGTCGGAGATTCTAAAGAAAGATTACAAAGTTCTGTACAAAGAAGTGCGGTATCTTTAGAAGCTACAAAAAGAAACATAAATAAAAACGCCAATAAAGAATTACAGAAATTAATACAGAAAAAAGAAGACACTCTTTCTAAGTTGAGGAATGAAGCCGGAGAAGACCACTCTGCTTTGATCGAAGATTCCGCTAAAGAATTAGAAGATTTAAAGCTAACCGCTACTAAAACAAAAGCTGACATTGAACATGCAGTTCTTAGAAATGTAGATGCTGAAACAAACGAGGCTGCGGCAGCTTTCACTTCTTATAGCAGAATAGAGGCCATGCCTTCCACAGCAACTAAAGCACAGAGAGAAGCTGTTCAGACTATGTCTCCTCAAGAAACTGTATCGTTTTTAGATGAGGTTTGGAAAGCTAGAGGTTTTTCTTCAGCTAAGAATAAAAAGTTTACTGTAAGACCTGCTAATATTTTAGCTGCTGTTGGTAACATCTTGGAAAAAGACAGCAGAGCTTACTTAGCACTCAAGCAGTCAGCAAGTCCTACGATGGTTCAAGATATTATAGAAAGAACTTTATCTAGAGAAGTTAAGGATGGTAAGATTTCTGGAGATGCTTTAGTAAACTTACGTAGTGAAATAGGTATTATTCTCAACGGACTCACTGAAAACAAAGCATTAGTTAGGGAATCTGTAGATAACATACAAAACTATTTAGATGGTTTGATAATGAAGCAGCTTACTCCTAAGCAGAAGATTTCTTTTAACGCGGATAAGATCAAATACGCTACTAAGAATGTTCTTGAAGGAGCTACTTTTAAAGCTACTGGCAGAAAAGGAGCTGTAGAAGGTGCTTACACAGCCGATGATTGGATTTCTTCTTCTAAACAAAATAAGTATTTCTCTACTAGAGGAACGGCTCCTCTACAAAGCGAGGCTTCTAAAGTATCAGCTAACAACGTAGCAAGAGATAATATTTTAAAAGAACAAGCGAGCAAGCAACTAGCAGAAACTGTCAAAGAAAATCTTAAAGATGTCTCGCTTGTGAAGAGAGAGTTAGAAAAGCAAAAAGCTCTTGTTTCTAAAGTACGAACAGAAGCAGAAAAAGAAGCTAAAGATTTATATAGAAGCAGTAAGAAAACAACAGAAGACAGGGCTGTTTTAGACTCTCGTTTAGCTGACGTTCGTAATAAACACGAACAAAACATGAATGTCTTAAAACAACAGACAGACAGTGCTTCTAAGCAGCTTAAATTTTTAAAGGAGAACTCAGGAAGAACAAATATTAGTTTTTTTGAGCAAAGCTACTCTGCGGGTTTAGTTGGTAGTCTGCTTACAAAAACTGCTTTTGGTCTGAAAACACAAGTGCTAGGTAATACGTTATCTCTTGGTCTAGCCAGCGAAGGCGCTCAACGCGCTATAGCAGGGCAGACAAGAGCGCAGGAAGCTCTTAGGGGAGGTATTCAACAAGCACGCAAAACAAAGGAGGCTCTAACTAGTGCTGGTTTAGATGCTACTACAGCAGGAACCATAGCGGCAGGACAAGAAGCTCAAGAGTCTAGTTTAGTAATTTCTCCTCAAGCCAAGGTTGCTATTCTAAAGGGCGGTGAGTCTAGAATGAAAGCCGTGTATCTTAACTTAAAAAACAAGGGCCAGTTAAGTCGATTAAAAGTGCAAGACAGGGCTTTATATAAAAGATTGAAAAAGGCTGCTGGAGAGTAAACAAAAAAGCCCTGCGTAGCTGACTACACAGGGCTTTTTAGTACCTACAATCTACACTATCTCACATGCACCACCTACACATGCTAACTCCTGACTTCCTGTCG